CTACTTATGGTGGTAATGTAGATATAAACAATAATTCTTGTGTTCCAGTACAAATAATAGGTTATAAATAAGAATTATATTATGACATATAGAAATAGGTGATATATATGATTAAAATATTTAATTCAACTGATACTTCATTTACTAACAATGGTGAAAAGATATTAAGACCATTAAAAGCTAAAATACATAAAGAAGATAATGGTGCATACTACATAGATTTAGAAACTGATTTAAGTTATATAGATTATATAGTTGCTAATAATATAGTAGTTGCACCAACCCCAACTGGGGAACAAGCATTTAGAATAACTAATGTTGAAACTAATATTAATAAAATAAAAGCTAAAGCATATCATATATTCTATGATAGTAAAAATTATTTAATAGCTGATAGTTATGTAGTAGATGGGAATTGTAATTATGCATTAGATCATTTTAATAGTGCTACTGATAATACAAGCCCATTTACAACAAGTTCTGATATAACTGCATTAAATACCTTTAGATGCGTCAGAAAAAGCCTATATGAAGCTATAAATGAAGTTATAAATAGATGGGGTGGGCATTTAGTTAGAGATAATTGGAATATTAGTGTAAATGAAACCATGGGGGCTGATAATGGTGTTACAATTAGATATAAAAAGAATTTAAAAGAAATAACTTGCACATATAATTGGGATGGAGTAGTTACTAAAATTTTACCAGTAGGTAAAGATGGAATTTTATTAAATGAATTAGATGATACTGCTAGTATTTATTTATATAGTAGTGTTCAATATGATATACCATATACTAAAACTATTTCATTTGAACAAAATAGTATAAATGAAGAAGATTATACTGATGCTGCTGGTGTATTAGATGAAACTGCATATAAACAAGCCTTAATAGAAGATTTAACAATTCAAGCTGGTGATTATGTCAATAAAAATTCAATTCCAAAAGTAAATTATACTTTAAAAGCTGATATTAAAAAAGTTAGTGATATTGGTGATACTATTGAAGTTATAGATGAAAGATTAGGTGTAAATTTATTAACAAATGTTATTTCTTTTGAATATGATGCTATTTTAGGGCAATATACACAAATAGAATTTGGTAATTTTACACAAAAGTTAAGTGATTTAACATCTACAATAGCTAATGCAACTGAAGAAGCTATAAAAAATAATAATGAAACATTAAAAGTTACATTAGCTGATGAATTACAAGATGCAACTAATACAATTTGGAATGCACTTGGTTCAAGTTATTGTATTTATGAAGGTGATAAAATATTAATAGTTGATAGTTTACCAAAAGAAACTGCAACCAATGTTATTATGATTAATAATGGTGGTATTGGTTTTAGTAATACTGGTATTAATGGTACATTTAGTACTGCTTGGACTATAGATGGTACTTTAAATATGGAAAATATCAATGTAATTAATTTAACTGCTGATTTAATAAAGGGTGGAACATTAAAATTAGGTTCTAATTTAAATCAAAATGGAATTTTAGAAGTATATAATGAAGCTAACCAATTAATTGCTGAATTGAATAAAAATGGGCTTAAAATGTATGGTGCAGATGGTTCATATTTAATTATGAATACTGAAGTTGGTTTTGCTGGTTATGATGTTAATGATAATAAAATATATTGGGTTGATAAAGATGAATTTCATATGAAAAAAGGTGTAGTAGAAGAAGAAATTACACTATGTAATAAAATGAGATTTTTACCAATGACAGTTACATATAATTATACTGATTATAATGGTACAACACATCAAATGGTAGATAATGATGGTATAGGTTTAGTATCAACTGCTGATAATTTGGCAAGTCAAAGTAATATGTCAATTATAACTAATGCTAATTTCTTTAGTACTGATGGTGCAAATGCTGATGGTGTTTATAGTGATAATAATTTTGCAACTAAATATGGTAGATCAGCAACAAGCCCAGCAACACCAAGAAGTATAGATGTAGTTCTTACATTAAAATCAAACTTTAAGCCTACTGGAACACCAACAATAGAATGTGAAATTTTTTATGGTACAATACATTATAATGAAGATGGAACAATGTCAGAAGGTGGTTTTGACCATTATGAATATAGGGAAGGGTATGTTAATAGTACAACATATTTAATAGAAAGAAAAAATTATTATATAACTGAATATAATATATCTATTGCAATGGATCTAGGTGTTGCAATATACCCAGATGCATACCATTTAAGAAATATTTATTTAGATTTAGATAGTAGTTCAACAAATAAACAAACATTAGATTATTGGGATGAAGGTGAAGGCGGCGGACAAGCTTGTTTTACTGGTAATATGAAAGTATTTACTGATAATGGTACTAAAAATATTTCTAATATTAAAATTGGTGATAAAGTACTATCATATAATGGTAAGGAACAAGAATTTAAAGAAGTTGATAAATTAGTATCACATAGAGCTAATAAACTTTATGTTATAAATGGAATTGAAGCAACTTGTTCACATCCATTTTATACTAATAATGGCATCAAATTAGCACAAGATTTAACTAAAGAAGATAAATTAATTAGTATTAAAAATGAATATATAGATATTAGTTCTATTGAAATAAAAGAAACAAATGAAGAAGTTTATGAAATAAGAGTTAAAGACAATAATAATTATTATGTTGAAAATATTTTAGTTCATAATGAAAGTTCGGTATTAGAAGGTGATAAATAATGGCTATAAGTAGTGATTTTAGTACAAGTAATAGATATATTAAATATAGAATTATAGTTACTGAAAATAGTACTGATGTTAATAAAAATAAATCTAATGTTAATGTTAAAGTTCAAGTATGGCGTACTAATACTGGTTATACTACATATGGTAGTGGTGAATGTAGATGTAATATTGATGGTGTTGTATATAAACAATCAATAACACCAAGCCAAAAGTTTACATATAATTCATATACTGAAGTGTTTAATAAAACTTTAGATATTACACATAATGATAATGGTTATAAAACTATATATGTATCTTCAGTTATAGCAATGAATGTTGTTAGTTCTGATTTACAAGGCTTTAATGTTGATTTAACATATATTCCTAGACAAGCTAATGTTACATCAGCATCAAATTTCAATGATGAACAAAACCCAACTATTCAATATCAAAATTTAGCTGGTAATGCAGTAACTACCTTACAAGCTGCAATATATAATCAAGCTGGTACAACTGCTTATGCTGGTTATAGGGATATATCTAAAACTGGTAATTCATATACATTTAACTTAACAACTGCTGAAAGAAATGCTTTAAGAAATGCAATTCCTAATAAAAATTCAATGTATGTTAGATTTTATATAAAAACAATTATAGGTGGTAATACTTTTTATTCATATAAAGAAGTAACTTTATCAATAATAAATGCTAACCCTATTGCTAGTACATTTACATATGCTGATACAAACCAAATAACAACAGCAATTACTAACAATGACCAGCAAATTATAAGAAATAATAGTTTATTAACATTTACAATAGGTGCTGGTACTGCTTTAAAAGGTGCTAGTATTGCAGAATACTATGTTTCATTTAATAATAATACTTATGATTGTCATACTGGTACTAATAACTTTGGCACACAAAATATTTCAAATAATACTGATGCAATATTAAGGGTTATTGATACTAGGGGTAATGTAACAACTAAAACTATAAATGTTCAATTCTTAAACTGGGAATTACCATATGCTTTAATAACAACTGAAAGATACCAAAATTATTATAGTGAAACATCTTTATTAGTAGATGGTAAATATTCTAGTTTAGATAATAAAAATACCTTAACTATTAAATATCAATATAAAAAAGTTGAAGATGAAAATTATAATGCACTAACCACACTTGCTAATAATACATCAACAACACTAGATCTAGATAATCTTTATCAATGGAATATAAGGGTATTATTAACTGATAAATTAGGAACTACAACTTATAATTTAACTGTTGATAGGGGGCAACCAATTATATTCTTTGATAGAATTAGAAAATCAGTTGGTGTAAATTGCTTCCCAATAAGTACTGATGGTATTGAAAGTGATGGTTTACAAATAGATGATTTAATATATATTGGTAGCCAAACACTATATGATAGTTATATTAAAACTACTGGTGGAACTGATACAGTATTAGGTTCATATGATTATGGCTTAATTGATGGTGTATTTAATGGTATAAATATACCAAGTAATTATGAAATGGCATTTAGATTAACTGCACAAATTTCAACCAATGGATCACAAACTGCTAGTGTAGGTATAAATAATATATATAGTAATCAAGGAAATACTTGGTCGGCTAATACATTTAGAAAAATAGTATCTACAAGAATATTTAAGAAAACTGAAATAACTTTAGAAACTACATTAGGTTATAGTAAAAATGGTACAAACTTAAAGTGTGTATCAAGTGCAGATGGTGAAGCATACTTTTGGAATATAACTATTCACGGATATTTAGTTAAAAAATCAACTACATTAACTAATTATTTAGAAGTATATAGTTCAAATGCAAATGGAAATTCATAATAAAAAGGTGTTTTAAGCACCTTTTTTAATTTTATTGATAAATTCCTTACATTTATATTTAAAACCCCTATAGCGGTCTATTTTATAGTTTTTATGGCATTCCCAAACTATATATGTATTTAATACATTATCTTTTTCAATTTCATATTTCATTTTCATCACCTAATTCCAAATAATACTACCTATAAATAAGTTACCAAAACCAAATGTAAACCAAGCTATAAATAATAGATCACCATATTTATCAGAATATACACCAAGTTTACCTAATATCATATAAATAATTAATGATATTATTATTTGTATTATTGTAAATACTACCTTTCCTACTTTTGTTAATTTATACTTTTTATTCTCTATTCCCTTTTTCATTATTTACCACCTAAATATTCTTTCATTTCATTAAAAAGTTCCATTGGTTCTATACCTTCAACTTTTGCTATATCATAAATTAAGCTAAAAGGTATTTTATCAACTGGTACTGAACCATCAGCATACCTATATAATCTTTTTATATCTAAATTTAATTCTTTAGTTAAATAATATAAACTATGCTTTTGATTTTTATATAATTTTTTCATTTTCATCATCCTTACTATATCTTTTTCTATATTTTATATTATTACTATATTTATACCTTCTTTCTTTTATCTTGTAAACATATTACCACCTATGGTAATAATAAGTCAATAAAAAATTGCAAGTTATTTAAACTTTACACTTAAACTTGCAATACATATAAATACTATATGATTTTAGGGAAAAGAAATGTAATTTCATATAAACTAAAAAAGACTTTAGTTGGGTTAGTCCTTTTTAGTGTTTATATGCACACAAATACTTAATATAAGTACTTGTATATCAATTATACCATTGATTTTAGTGATATGCAAAACTTAATTAAAGTGTAACACATATTATTATAATTTGTATATTAAGGTTTTATTTACATTTATAAAGATTTATATTTTCTATGAAAAGTTTAATTTTCTTATTTACTTTATATGTCTAATAATCTAAACTGATTGTTCCAAGGCAACCTTGTTTTACATTTTTTCATAGAAAAGCCCTACTATTAAAGCAAAACTTTTCTATTTAACTATTGTTCACAAGTATAACACAATAGCCCCACAACATCACTTTATGTAAGTATAGATATTTGCTAGTCCATATCACTTACATAGCCCTAAACCTAGCCAAGCCCCCCATACCCGCTTTTTATAGTTGGTCGTTCTGATCCCCAACTTGACGGTGTAAGCGGGGTGATGTTTCCCATTTAGCACCGAGTTGCAAAGCATATATAATATGCTAGGTAGCATCCGTTTAGATACTAATTTTCCGCATAGGCTCAACCAAACCCATAGTTTTATAGTCCCCAGCTGGACATAGCTAATAACCCAGTAATACCAATGTAAAACCAAATTAAAGCCTTCTACAATTTAGTAGTGTAGCCACTATTGATAAACTAAACCCTATCAATTAGGTTTTAGTGTTATCATAAAACTTGTATTTGAATTGAAGTGATATGATAACACTAATGTATTACTAATGTTATCATATATGGTAATACATTACAACCTAAATATCTATATTTTTAAATATATTTTTAATGAAAAATTATTATCTTTTTTACTTTTGTATGAATTTCTTTGGGTTTTAGTATATTCAACCTTTTCTATAATTGATTTTAAAAGTGTGTTTTTATCCACTATTGATAGGTTATGATATTCATTTAATACATTTTCAAGTATTGGTATAGCTTTTAATGCTCTATCTTCTTCATCTATTTCTATTATGCTTAATTCTTTCAATTTAGCATTTAATTCCTTTAAATCATTTTCCAATACATTAACCCTTTCAACATATCTTTCTTTTGTATATATGCCTTCTTCAAGCATTTCACAACATCTATCAATAGCTTCTTTTTTCTTTAAAATACTTGATTTAATTAAAATAATATTTTTTTCTTTTTCTTCTTTTAACTTTTTAATTTCATCAGCAGTATTTTCTAAAAAGTAATTAAAGCCTTTTAATTCATTTTTTATTTCATCTAATAACTTTTCTTCTACAAGATGAAAATATGATGATACAGTAGAACAATGTTTATTATTACAATCTAGCATAGGCGGTCTAGTTCTATTACCACCATAATGTAAGTTCATTACCTTGCCACATTCACTACACCTTAAAAATGATGCTAGTGGGTTTTTAAGTGTATGGGAAACTTTAACCTTTGGTGTTTTATCTTCAAATTTTTCTTGAACCTTATAAAAAGTATCATCATCTATTAAGGGTTGATGTTTTCCTTTATATTGTACCTTTTCACCATTAGCAGTAGCATTTATATAACCTATATTTATTTTATTTTTTAATACTTTTCTTAATAGTTTTGGTGTCCATAGCATATTTTTTCTAGTTCTGACACCTATATCATTTAAATAATCACACAATTCAGCTATACCAGTATTTTCATATGCATATTGGTTATATAGATATGCAACTAAATCTGCTTCTTTTTCATTTGGAATTAATACATAGCCTTTACCTTGTCTTTCTTTATTATAGCCAAAAGGAATGGTAGAACCAGTATAAAAACCTTCCTTTTGTGCTTGTTTTTTACCCCTTACCATTCTTCTTTTAATAGCCTTTAGTTCTTGCCTAGATAAAAATAAACTTAATTCTAACATATCTTCATCTATTTCATCACCATTAGCTAGATCATATACTTTATTTAATGTATAAATTAATGTTCCACTATTTTTAAAAGTTTCTTTAATAATTTCTTGGTCAATTCCATTACCCCTAGATAATCTTTGTAATTCTATTACTACAACACCATCATATAAATTATTTTTAACATCTTCTAATAATTGCTGCATTTGTGGTCTATTAGATAAACTATCACCACTTACTATTTCCCTATATATAGTATCTTCAGTATAAAATAAATCATATTTATTACAATATTCTTTTAAAAGACTTTCGTGTCTTTTTAATGTATCTTCTTTATCAAAATCATCTTCCCTAGATTTTCTAATATAAATTGCTACTTTCATATGTCTTTTCCTTTCTTCTTTTGCATTTAGCACAAGCTGATATTGATTTAATAAACTTTTTAGAATTAACTAAAATTGTACCACCACAAGTTCTACATTTAATGTATAAAATATTATCTTTATCTTTAAAAGCATCATAAGAATAAAAACTTTCTTTGTAACTATCCATTAAATTAACAAAATTATTAATTGCAACTAGTTCTTCTTTAGTAAAATCTTTACTAGAATAAACTAATTTATGTTCATATTCTAAACTTAAATCATCATTAACTAATTCATCCATAGTTACATTAAAAAAGGTTGCTACCTTCTTTAGAACCTTTAAACTTACTTTTTCATATTTGCCTTCATACCAAGCTGATATAGTTGATGGTGCTATATTAATTTCTTTAGCTAAATCACTTTTTCTAATTCCTTTTTCTTTTAGTAAATAATCTAAATTATTTATAAAATGCACTATACTGTACCCCCGCTTCTACTTTTTTTTACAAAATTAATTGTAATGTAAAAAGTTTACAATTTCAATTAATAGTAAATATTTTCCACATAAAAATACATAAATTATTTTTTATTGTTAATTTTTTGTTGACTTTGGTAACTTATGGAATTATACTTATGTTAATAATAGTTCAGCAAGATGAAAAATATATTTCATTAAACTGAAATATTGGGAAGGTGGGGATGAATGTGAAATATGGCAATTTAAGGGCTGAAATGTCTAGGGCTAATATAGGCAACTATAAAATGGCTGAATTAATAGGCATAACACCACAATGTTTTTATAAAAAGCTTAATGGTGGCGGAATTTGGAACTTAAAGGAAATGGCTAAAATTCAGAAGATTTTACAAGAAGCAACCAAATTAAAATTACCTTTAGATTATTTATTTGAAGGTGATATTAATGGTGATTAGAAAAACACCGACATCAAGAGATTTAAAACACATCTATAGGACAATTCAACAATTAATAGACAACAAGCAATGTTATTACACCAAGGAAGAAATAGAACAATTAAAAAGGGATGAAAAAAATATTTTTTTAGAAATGGGGAATAAAAATTGAATAAGGAAAAAGCTAAAAGCACATTAGCTAAAAAAAAGGAAGGCTATGGTTATAAATATACTGAATTAGCCCAAATTAATACATATTGTGATGAAAACAATATAAAGTACTACCAAGAGATAGAAACAAGTGAAATTAACCAACAAGATTATATGGTTACATTTATTTCTGAAGATGGTGGTGATTATGTAAAACATAGGGGTTGTAAAATAGTAGATGCTACATTAAGTGGAATTAAAAACCCAGTACAAGAATATGGTTCAAGTTTAACTTATTGTAGAAGATATAGTTTATTAATGGCTTTAGGTTTAGCAACTGAAGATGATGATGGTGCTAGTTTAACTGAAGTAAAAGAAGTTACTTTAGAAGATGCTAAATCATTTACATTTGAATTTGGTAAATATAAAGGTTCTAAATTAGTTGATGTTATAAAAAATAATAATGGTTATATTCAATGGCTATTAAAACAAGATAACACCAACCCAACACTATTAAAGTGTATAGAACTATTAACTGGTGAAGTTGCAGAAACTGAAGCTGAAAAAGAAGAAAGAATACAACTAACTAAAAGATTACAAAGATTATTGGTAGATAAGGGTTGTGATCTACAAGAAATGTTAGATGATTATGATGTATCTAGTACCAATGATTTAACCATAGAAAATTATAGAAAAATGGTTGATGAATGGGAAAATGCATATAAATAGGGGGATGATTAGAAATGATAAAATTAAAAATTAAAAAAAGTTCTTTTAAGAAAATGGAAGATATTTTAAATCAAACTTATGAAGTATTTGAAATTAAAAATAGTGAAGGTGAAGATGTAACTTTTATAGATGAATATGAACTACAAGAAATGTTGGAAGATATGTATGTATCATATTTAAATATAGAAGAAGAATATAAAGATTTTCAACAAGAAGTAAAAGATAATTATAAGCTAATTCCATATTGGCAACAAGTTGGGGATGATCCAAAATATCATTGTTAATTAGAAATGGGGAATAGAAATTATGAGTAGAATTAACAAATTTACACCAATAGTAAAATATGTGTTGGAAACTAATGAAAGGGCTAGATGTGATGACTTTATATTAATTAATGAAGTTTATAAACATCTATGGAAAGATATAAATTTTGTTTACTTTGGTCAAGTTATGGAAAATCATAAAGCATATGGTTTACCAGCATTAGCAACTATTATCAGAATTAGAAGAAGATTACAATTAGAGAATAAAGAATTAGAAGCTAGTGATGAAGTTAAAGAACAAAGAAAACAAGAAGAATTAGATATAAGAGCATATCTAAAAGAAAGAAGTGAATAAGATGGATATTATATTAACTTGCTTAAAATGGGGTGTAGGTGCTGCACTTGGTACTGGTGCATTTATAGTAGTACTAAAATTAATAATAGTTATATTAGAAATGGGTGGTAAAAATGAATAAAGTAATAATTACAAAAGCAAGATTGGTTAAAGATATTGAAGTTAAGTATAATGTAAAAGGTAATGCAGTTATACAAAATTCAATAGCAATAAAAAGAGATTATAAAAATGAAAATGGTGAATATGATACTGATTTTTTCAATGTTTCACTATTTGGTAATAATGCTGAATATATATCAAAGTTTGGTAGTAAAGGTTCATTAGTTAATGTATTTGGTACATTAAGAAACTATAAATACAAAGATAAAGATGGAAATAATAGAATATCTACTGAAATTATAGTTGATAACATTGAATTATTATCAAAAGCAACTGATAAAGATGAACCAGTTAAAGAAGAAGTAAAAGAACCAGTAAAAGAAATAAGTGATGTTTATGAACAATTTGCTGATGAAATATCAGATGATGATTTACCATTTTAATAGAAAAGGGGAATAGAGATGGAAACAAGTGAAAAATTATTAATAGAACTAGCAATAGATAAAAAATATTTAGATTTAATAGTATATCTAATGATAGATAATGCTGAATTAAATTATAAAAAAGATGGGTTAAGAATAACCAATGAAGATGTAATACTTCAAATACTAAAGCAGCTATATCCTAAATCTTATGATTTAAAATTAAATGAATTGCTAGAAAAAGAGCTAAATAAAGGGCAAATAGAAGAATAGAAAGGAAATATGTCAAGTTAGCACCAAATGGTGTTGACTTGGCATTAATTATATAAAAATGGATAATTTAGAAGAAAATTTAAATTTAATTAAATGTCCTAGATGTAATTATTGTAATAGAAAATACTTTGTTAAAAAATATGGTACTTGCAATAATTGTAATAAAGTATTAGATGAAAAAGCATATTTTAAATATAGAATGGCAAAGAAGTTACATTTAGTTAGATATGGTCAAATGGGTTTTTATTATAGGGATGATAAAAAATGAGTGAAAAGAAGTTAAAAAAATTATTAAAAGAAAAAACACCAGCTGAAATATTAACCGATTATATGAATAACAAAATATTCTTATATCAAAGACAAGTTGAAATGTTATGTAAATTAGGAAATCATATTGGCGGTGTAAATTGTAGGTGATTAAATGGATCTATATGAACAAATAGAAAAACTAATGAATGAATTAACTAAATCTATTAGTTTATTAAGAAAAAATGGAACTGCATTAGCTGAAGCTGAAAGAGATTATAAAATTACATTAAGACAAGAAGCATTAAAATTAAGAGTAGAAAAAGATATGCCAGTTACACTAATAAATCAAATAATATTTGGTGTTCCAAATGTTGCAGAATTAAGATTTAAAAGGGATGTAGCCCAAACAACATATGATGCTAATTTAGAACATATTAATGTAACTAAACTAAAATTAAGAATATTAGAAAATCAATTATCTAGGGAATGGGGGAATGTAAAGAATAGTTAAAAATTTATCACATTTTGTAGAATGGTGGTATAATGTATATAAGGTACACATAGATTAAGGCATTTTATATTAGAAAGTAAGAACTATGTGTACCCCTATACTACTTACTTTCTAATATAAGGTGCTTTTTTCTATACCTAGAAAGGAATTTACTATGGGAAATGATTTAGAAAGAGATTTTAAGGGGGTATGGATAGCAAGAGAAATATGGCTAGATAGTAGATTAAATGCTATAGATAAAGTTGTATTAGCTGAAATTGATAGCCTAGATAATGAAAATCATTGTAATGCTAGTAATGAATATTTATCAAAGTTTTGCCAATGTAGCCAAAAGACAATTACAAGAAGTATTAATAAATTAATAGAATTAGGTTATATAAAAGTAATTAGCTTTGATGGTAGGCATAGAATAATTGAAAGTTGTCTAGGCTGCATGGACAAAATGTCTAGGCTGAATAGTCAAGATGTCCAAGCAGATAGGTCAAAATGTCCATCTATTAATATAAATAATAATATAGTTAGAAATAATAAAATAAATAAAAGGGAATTTACTGAAGAAGATTTTACTATAAGTGAATTTAATTGGTTGAAGGGATGATTAAATTGAGTGAAAATATTTTAGAAGATCTAAAAACTGAAAATAGTATAAATAAAAATATGTATGGTAGATATAAACTATTAAAATTGCATTATGATATTGAAGTAATTGATAAAGTATTAATTATAAATAAACCTATACCAGTAAAAGATTTTATGATAGTAAAAGAAGTATATAGATGGTTAGGTTATAATTTTAAAGATATAGAAGTTGGTAATTTAATTTAAAAGGAAGTGATAAGAAATGATAGATTGGAATAAAAGAAATGGTGGTTTTTTATCACCCGAAAGTGTATACGAGGATCAATTAGGTAATTTATCACAACAAATAAATGAAAAAGATAAAGAAATAGAAAGATTAAATAATATCATAAATGAATTAGATAATTTAATATCTATAAAAATAATAAGGGAAGTAAATGAAGAAAACTATCATATTGATATTAATGATGTTGTTGAAATAAAAAATAAATTATTAGAACTCAAAGGAAGTGAAAAATAATGGAAGCAAAAGAAATGTTTAAAAAGTTAGGGTATAAATTAAAGCAATGTTATGTATATGAAAAAGTCATACCAACTGATACTTATTATTATGTTACATCAATTGGTTTTAACGATAAGGGTTTTGTTCATATATTAACGAAAATGGTAGGTCAAGGAAAAGAACAAGATATTGTATCATCATTAACATTAGAAGAACTACAAGCAATAAATAAACAAGTAGAAGAATTAGGGTGGAATGAATGATATATGTAGGTTATCAAGGAATAGGTAAATCAAGCATAGCTGGTAAAAATAATTGTATTGATTTAGAAAGTGGAAACTTTTGGGTAGATAATATTAGAAATGACAATTGGTATAAAGAATATTGCAATATAGCAGAACATTTATCTAATCAAGGTTATAAAGTGTTTATGAGTTCTCATAAAATAGTAAGAGAAGAATTAAATAATCGTGGTATAGAATTTACTGTAATATGTCCTAGTTTGATATTAAAAGAACAATGGATAAAAAGACTACAAGAAAGATTTGATAGAACAAGAAGCACAAAAGACTTTAAAGCATTAAAAAATGCAGAAGAAATGTATGAAGAAAATATCAAAGATTTAACAAGTGAAAAAAATACGATAGTAATCACAACAACTGATTATGATTTGTTAGATAAGGTAAATGGTGATGAATAATGGAAGCAAAAGATAAAGAAGAATTAGAAAAATTACAAACTGAAATATTAGAACTAATTAGAGATAGTGAAATAGAACCACTTTTAAAGATGGATCTACTAACTAATATATATTTCTTTTTAGATATTAATTTATATGAAGAAAATATAAGAACTTTACAATTACATTATGGAAATAGAATTAAGAAAGGAACTATTGAAAATGAAAATACTAATGTTATTAATCTTATTAAGTAATATAATAGCTTTAATACTTGCTTTAGTTTATTATCATTTAAATAATAAAGTTATTAAAGAATATGAAAGAAAACTAAAGGAATTAAGTAATA